GCCCAGCTCTTCATCGGTTGGCATCACAGCCTCCTTGAAAAGGGTTGAAAAAACGAGGTGAAAGGCGTGAAGCGTCGAGCGTTTAGGTTTTTACGAGCAGGCTTTTTACAAGGCTTCTTGAGTGGGGCGTCTAGCGTCGATGTACCCATCGTAGCGGAAAAGATAGACACATACAAAATAAACTTTTTTCCCTGGAGTTTCGCAGGCTTAGCCTGCGCCGCTCAGAAAAAATTAGACAGATTCGCCCGCTCGGGTGATGATGCCTTTGCTCAGAAAGCCCCACAACTTAAAACGGCGCCACGGCGCAGGAGAACGTACCAAGTGATCCACCTCCAAGGAGCTATCCTCGGACCTGTCAGCGACGGCGGTTTTTGCGCGTTGCGTCAAGCCGGGGCTTTCGCGCCGAAGATGCTGGAGATGGTACCGGGGGTCAAGTGGAGCAAGCAGTGGAAGCGGTACTACATCCCTGCCAACATGCTCCCGGCGAACCTGGACGCGCTCGTCGAGCCCAGAGCACGCCGCGCGCCCAGTGGGCTCATCCATCGACCCTACCAGAATCAGACGGTGGAGTTCCTCTACCAGGCCGTGCGCGGTGCGCTGGTCGCCTTGGACATGGGTTTGGGCAAGACCGCGAGTATTATTCAATACTTGCACGAGAACCCGCACCTGCGCCCCTTCCTTATATGCGGTCCTGTCATCGCGGAAGGCGCGTGGGTCGGTGAAGCGGCGGACCCGGCGAGGCACTACGGCATGAAGGTGACGCCGTTGCGCTCGCGGAGCCCGAACGACGAGAAGTTCGGCTCAAAGGGTCAGGGTCGCCCTGATGGCTACTTCATGTCCTACGAGGTGGTGGACAACTGGGACTTGTGGATCTCTGAAATGATGAAGCCCGCCGTGCTCATCATGGACGAGATCCACGAACTCCGAAACCCCCGGCGCCGCACCTCCAAGGCCGTCAAGAGCGTCTCCCGCATGTCCTGCGTGAAGCTCCGCATCGGCGCGACCGGCACGCCCGTCGTCAACACCATCTCCGACCTGTGGAATATTCTGGATATACTGCAACCTGGCATGTGGGGACCGTGGGTCACCTATGACGGATGTAAAACGAGCTTCCGCGCCCGGTACCTCGGCGCACACCTCAACGACCAGGGCTGGTGGCTCGACGAGGGCGAGACCAACGTCAAGGAGCTACGGATGCGCTTGAGCAGCGTGATGATACGCCGCTCGCGTTTCGAGGTCCGCAAGGACTTGCCCGATATGTGGAGGCAGGTTACCGAGGTCACGCCCGAGGCGCTCGACCCGACCGCCTACGCCGACTACCGCGAGAACGCCAAGAGCGTGTACGCCGCGCTCAAGCAGCAGGCGAGCCTCGAGGCCCAGGCGAAGCTCTTGAACGAGAAGCCGGATGTGTTGGCGAAGATGAACGCCCACGAGATCCGCCGTCTCGGTGCCATGGCATCCAAGCTCTCCTGGGCCAAGCGCAAGCTGGCCGTGGACAAGGCCCTGTCCATGGCGCGGGGGCTGCCCTCGCGCAAGCTGGTGGTGTTCTGCTACTACCAGGAGACCGCCAAGTACATCGCCAAGGCCCTCAAGGCCGAGGGGCAGATGGTCTACGGCCCGGTGACCGGGCAGACCACGATCAAGCGCAGGCTGCGCCTGGCCGAGCAGTTCCGCGACGTGGTGGACGACACCGGCAACCGCCGCAGCTTCTACGTGGCCACGATCAAGGCCGCTGGCCAGGCGCTCAACCCGCTGTCCGCCGCTGGGGGCGAGCTGTTCGTGGACATGTACTGGGTGCCGTACCTGTTCTTGCAGGCCGAGGCGCGGGTCCATCGCGAGGGGCAGAAGGCTGGGGACGTCTACATCGACTACCTGGTGCTGCGGAACTCCATCGACACGATCATGTGGGAGCATCTGCAGAAGAAGGCCAAGGCCATCGAGGCCGGTACCCGCGACGGTGAGGCGCTCAAGTTCTGCGAGGAGCTGGGCGGCAAGAACGAAGCAGAGGGTCAGAAGGCGCTGCTGGAAGACCTGGCGGCGTTGGACCTGGAAGAGTTGGAGTTGTTGTGAACACGTTGAAACACGCCCTCTCACAGAAGACGATTCCGGTAATCGCCTACAGACGCAAGGAAGGGCTGCGCGTGCGCCTGCCTTACAGCGACACCAACTTCGATTGGCTGCGGAACGGGCGACACCGAAGGCCGCACTGGCATCCAATAAAACGCTGCTGGGTGTTACCGAAAGCGTGGTTTCAAGACACTGTCCAACGTGCGGTGGAGTTCTACGGTAGCGCTTACGTCCTCCAACAGACGCGACAACGGCAAACGTGCGCCCCTAAATGCCAGAATGCAGAGGGTATTGACTGCGAGTGTTCTTGCTTGGGCGAGAACCACGGCATAGAAGCCGAAGGAAGGTGGCACATCGTCAGCGACACCTGTGCCGTGCAGTGGGGGCCGCTCGAGATGTCTCTGAGGCTACTTAAACGTGCCCCCGCATGACTGCCCCTGCTGCAAGGCTCCACTGCCTTCGGACATCTTCCTACGCGGAAGCTGCCCTGAGTGCAAAGCCTCATGGACCATGGGCTACGCCTGCTCCGCGTGTGGTGCGTTACTGCCCGAGGACGCCGACGGTTGCCCCTTCGTTCGCTGCGGGCCGTGGAACAGCGACCGCAAGCTGGTTCGCGCGCCGGACAGCGTGTACACGTACGACGACTTCGGCCAGGACGCCGACAGCGCGGAAGACGGCGGCGTCATCAGCGACGGCGTCATCGACCTTGCCCTCCTGCTGGACGAGGATGCGCCCATTGACGCGATGCCTCCGTGGATGGCGGGAGCCGACACAAGTAATCCAGGGCGAAAAAGGAGAACAACAATGAGCCTGCTTGATAACATCCGCAACGTGCTGGCCTCAGAGGCCCGCGCCGTCACCATGCTACTGTGGGGGCCGACCAAGTCGGGTAAGACCCACATGATCTCGACGATGCCCGGTCCCGTCCTGGTGTTGGCCACGGGCTACGAGCGCGCCTCGGACCCGACGCTGCGCGCCAGCGGTCGCGACGACATCGACATCATCGACATCGTGTCGGTGGACGAGACACCGCCCGCCGCCGAGATCGAGAAGGGGCGCATGTCCATGATGGACGTGATCAACAACCTGCCGACCATCGTCAGGGAGAAGGGCTACAAGACCATCGCGGTCGACACCCTCACCACCTACATGAAGCTGTGCATCAACAAGCAGCGTAACTACGGCGAGTCCCGCATGACCTTCAACGAGTGGGACAACGTGGGTACGCACTTCCAGTGGCTGCTGGAGCGGCTGCACGACACGGGCTGCCACGTCGTCTGGACGGCGCACGAGAACTGGACCAAGTCCGACGACATCCTCGTCGAGGAGCGTGCGGACATTCCTGGGTCGTCGTTGAAGCTGCTCTACCGAACCTGCAACATCGTGGCGAAGATGGACGCGCGCACAGTGATAGAGAAGGATACCGGGATCAACGGCCAGGAGAAGCGTAAACGTGTCAAGCAGTGGGTTCTGTACTTCAACGACCCCGGCACCTACAGCCACCCCATCCGCGTGGGCTCGCACTTCGAGTCGCGGTTCACCAAGCCTGGGATCCTCGACCCCAGCTTCCAGAAGCTGCGCGAGCTGCTGGCCCCCGAGGACGGGAGCAAGCCTGCGTTGATCAAGGTCTAGGGCGAATGCCCTACAGCAAACCCTGCCGTGGATGCGGCAAGCCGGTGTACACCGGGACCGGTGCGGTAGTCTGGGTCGCCAGCGGGCGCTACGGCATGAAGCTCAAGCGCCTGGACGATCAACACGTGGACTGCAGCAAACCGACACCGGAGCTGGACATCTGCGAGGAAGAGAACAGGAGGAACCCGTGAGCAAATCATTACCTCAACCGAGCAGACGGAGGCCGAAGGCTAGTGGCCGCACACCTCTACATAACTAACCCCCTCGATGAGGCCGAGAAGCGTCACGGCGACGCCTTCGCCACGGCGGTGACGACCTCGATGCGCGGGCACGGACGCGCAAGCCAAGCGCGGGTAGACGAGTTGTACAGCAAGCTGTACCCGCCGACGATGCTCTTTGAAGACCCTTACACCCACGAGGGTGTGCTGTGGACCTGGGGGCTCGACTGGGGCGTGGACGTGAAGATGCTCCTCCAGGGCGAGCAGCAGAACGAGCTAGTGAAAGAAGGTCTGGCCTGGTTGCTGGACCTGCTGAACCTGCGGCACAAGCTGCCCACGGAGAAGGCCATGGCCGCGTGGAGCACGCCGCAGATGTCGCCGATCTCGACGACCAAGGCCCACATGAAGTTGTGGCACAAGTACTACAGAGAGCGCCGGAAGGCGTTCAAGAAATTCATTGCACGGGCATTGGAGCTGGAGTCGCCCGTGGAGTGCAACCTCAACCTTTAACCCGAGTTGTCCAATGAACAAAGGAGACACAACATGGAGAAGGCATTGCGTGTGCTGAAACCTGTACCGGCGAAGGCGGCGCCCCGTGACCGCGAGGCGCACTTCGTCAACCGCACCCTGAACCTCAACGAGGTCGAAGACATGCGCCGCGAGACCTGCGCGCATCGGGGGGACTGCCTCGACGACGCTCTGCGCGTGCTCATGCTCAACGCTGTGCAGCGCAAGCGCATCGACCGGTTGCTGGAGTCCGCGAAGAGCTTCATCTGCGCGGACACCTGCCCCTACAGAACTACCGCGCGCAGCTTTACGCTGCCGCGATTTACGAAGAGCCTCGTGGCGTAGCCACGGGGAACGATGTCCGTCCGCGAAATCCAGGCCTGGTTACCGTGGACATACCCAACAGAGGCCCAAGGTCTCAAGGAGTGTTAAAATGGCCGAACAGATCAAAACCAGTGGAGTGCTCCCGTTCGCCCTCAAAGACGCCGACGAGTGGAGCGGTGACGGTGCCCTCTTCCCCGGCAAGTGCCGCCTGAAGGTGCAGGGGTACACCACGCCCCTGGACTCGAAGCAGAAGAAGATGGTGCGGATGCACCACGAGATCGTCGAGGGTCCGACCGAGGGCGAGAACGCCGATGCCAACAAGGGCCGCAACATCTTCCGTAACTTCTCGGTGAGCAGCCCCAAGGCGCTCAACTTCCTGAAGTTCTACGTGCGGGCCGTCGCGGGCAACGCCGCCTTCACCGGGGAGGAGATGAAGATCGACATCGCCAACCTCGTGGGCCGGGAGTTCTGGTGCGACATCCGCCTGACCCCGTACAAGAACAAGGCGGGCGAGACCGTCAAGGGCGGCGAGCTCGTGCAGTCCACGATCAAGGCCGTCGACGGCACTGGCGCGGTGGTCGAGGTGGACGCCAGCGGCACCGCCGCCGACGAGGACATGTTCTAGCTCAGAGTCTTGCAGCAGGGCGCAGCTCGACGCCGGTCGGCGCTTCGCCGCCCGCCAAGAGGAACCCGTCTTTGTGAGCCACGTCCGTGAACAGCGAAGGGCACGCTCTGCTGCATCTCCGAATCCCACGAACGCTATTTTCTTGACGACCAAAACCCGACAAGGCATGATGGTCGAAGTCGACAATCCCACCCCTCCCCACACACCAATGCCCAAGGCAGATACGGAGTTCACAGACGGGCTTCGTATGTCCGCGTTGCGAGGCGTGTGATGTTCGGACCCAAGCCGCGCTGTGATGTGTGCTTCCTTTGGGAGCAGAAGAAGGTGATGCCCGAGGGCAACCGGAATGCGCGCATGGCCTTGGTGGGCATGGGCCCCGGTTGGCAGGAGGAGGTTCAGGGCCGTCCTTTCGTGGGGCCGTCGGGGCGTCTGTTGAATCGGATGCTCGAAACCTGTGGCATCAAGCGCGGAGATCTGTGGATCGACAACTGTGCGATGTGTCGCCCCAAGTCCGTGGAGATGTCCAACGGCGAGTGGCTCTCCAAGAAGGAGACGGAGAAGCGGAGCATCAAGCACTGCGGTGAGACGATGCTCGCGCGAATGCAGATCTTACGTCCTCGCGTCATCGTCGCCTTCGGTGGGCAGCCGATGGAGACGCTCACCGGCTGGGAGGCTACAAGCATCTCCAAGCGTCACGCGGGGCTGCACACCATTGACCTCGACCGGGTCATGGCGCAACAGCGGGGTGAGGACGTTTCCAACTGGGCCTTCTCGGAAGCTGGTACCACCTATGTCATCCCACTCTTCCATCCAGCGTTCCTGCTGCAGAACCGGCCTGGGTACTACCCCATCTTGACGAACAAGCTCAAGCGGGCGTGGCAGATTGCACAAGGTGCTATCCCTGAGAGTTGGCAGGAACTACTCGTCGCCTCGCATGTCCACGACCCTAATGAGAAGCTGCGTCGCGCGCTGGCGTGGGCACAGCGGCTCGCTGCCGAGGGTGAGACCATCGGTGTGGACGTCGAGGCTACAGAGGAGGGCGCCCGTACGGCAACCTTCACCGTCTTCGGCTTTGGTTCGCGTCGGTACAACTTTGGGATCGCTATCTCGGTGCTCGAGTGGGATCAAAGAGCCAGCCGCTACCGCCTGGGTTGGAACCGGGAACAGCTGCAGATCGTAGTCGAGATAATAAGGACTATCCTGCACAGCGCCGCGCCCAAGGAGTATCACAACTTCGGCTACGACGTGACGCTCCTGCGCCGGTACGAGAAGCACCTCGGTAAGCTCCTCGACACCTTAGTCAAGCACTACCTCTTCCAGCCCGACCTGCTGCACAACCTCGGCTTCGCCTGTCAGGCCGAAGTAGACGCGCCTGCGTGGAAGCACAACTTCCGCACCCGCGAGAATAAGGGCACCGCTGGCAACGCGCACCTGCTTTCCTACAACGCCCAGGACTGCCGTCACATGGTCGCCGCCGAGCAGGTGTTGCTCTACCGTGCCTTCCACGCGGGGAACCTACGTATCTACGAGAACCAGATGCACAACGCGGAACTCGGTCGGCGTCTGCAGCTCAACGGTGTGCCGCTCGATTTGGCCGTGTACCGAGAAGTTATCGACGGGCTCAAGGAGAAGCGCGCCGGTACGCGGCAGACGTTGCGTGAAATGATCCGCGATTCCGACGGTGCCGAGGACCGGCTCAATGAGTCTGTCATCGCGGAGGTGGCCAATCCCG